CTCGACTGAAAAAGGTCGTAAATTTATGTTTGATTCGTCCAAGAAGCATTGGGATGGAGCTCGCTCCGATATGCTTGAATTCAAAGTGGACGATCATGCAAATGTGAAGTCTGAATTTATTGAAACTTCACCATGTGATGTCATTATTAAAGTGTGTAACAATGTTCCCTGTGTTGCACCGATGGCTGATCTTGTCAACAAGGGTAGAGTGTGGATTGAACCTGAATTGTTCACGCTCACAACAAATGTTTTGGATTTGGATGCCAGAACTTATTCCAATTGCCCATACTCAATTCAACGTCGTATGCATGTGGTTGTTGATGTTAAAGTTAAGCCACAATTTGCTCGTATGTTGGATGGAAAGCCAGTCGGTATTGACACCGATAAGGTCATTGAATATTATACAGTTGATGGTGTATACCAACCACCTGTTTTCGACGATATTTGGAATTTCACTTTGATGCGACCACAGAAGCCTGCCAGTCTTACTACTGGAGCTTCCTATGTCATTGTTGAGGTTGAGGGTAAGAAGATGGAAAATATCTCGATGAAGGAACTGATGAATTATTGCATCGACAAGTTTCATAAACATCGAGATAATCAGCGTAATTTGGAATTAGCACAGGATACACGAGAACACACATATGAATTGTGTGGTGTTGAAGGGTGCTGCCAATTGCGTGGACACTGTTGTAAACATAAGATGGATTGCCAATTTGGTTTTAATTTGAATACGACAGCTGTTTTGAGACAACTTGAATGGTCACGGCGGCTTTATGCTGCCAGCGATTGGGTGCAGTTTGTACCCAGTTGCATTGTATATAGTGTGATTTTTCAAAACATGTTTCTTTTGTGTAATGTTGGAAATTTAATGCATGATTATCATATCCGATCTGTTCGGATGTGGTCCTTGTGTGTATTCATGTGTTGTGTATTGTATTTGTATTTTCATAGTCCGTATGTTCTGCTCCTTTGTGTATTTTGTTTGAGCAGGCAATTAATGTTACATAGAGTTTTGCGTGACGAATGTGTGCGCAATTTGGTGGACAGAAACACCATTTCACCCATTGTTGAGTCGATGCGACGTGCGTCAGTTTCTACTGTTTGTAAAGTGGCAGGAGTTTTGGGCTCCTTGTATGCCATTGCACGTTTGTACTCTAAGTGGGCAAAACTGAATCCACAGGGTTCTTTGAGACCAACATCTGAGGATGACGTTCAACGCAGAGATGCCGAAGATAGTCCTTGGGTGGATGTTGTTAAGCGTGATTTACCGATTGGTGAGGAATCACGCAGGATGTCAAGCGAGATGGTCCGTAATGTCGTAGAGAAGAATTTGGTTTACGGCAGCGTTTATCTTGAAGATAAAACAATGATGGTCAATGGACTTTTTCTCAAGTCCAACGTGGTGGTGATTCCCGATCACTATTTCGTACAAGCAAATGCGGATGAAATTAATGTGGATTTTAGGAAGAAGCATTCTCGAGCTACTGGAGGCACGTTCGCATGCAGACTTAGCAAGAAGTGTTCATATCTTATCCCAAAAACTGATATTCGTATTTGTTACTCTCCTAATGGTGGATCTTTCAAGGATTTAACCAAGTATTTCGCGGAGAGTAGATTTCCCAGTGTGCCTTTTGAAATGGTACACAGACGGAAAACAGGGGAAATTTTCACAATGGTTGGCAAAACCCAACCTTGTGTCGTTACTACCGTCAAGTCCTTTGAAGGCGGTATGTATAAGAATTTGTCCTTCAATACATTTGGAGGGCTTTGTGGTTCACCACTCATTTCACAAACCAATGGTGCTATCATTATTGGCATTCATTTGGGTGGATTGGCTAATACAAATCAGGGTTGTTATGGAGCTATCTTCAAGAATCAGATTGAAACAGCATGTGAATATCTGAGGAGTTGTGAAGGTGTTCTTCTCACTGGTTCGGCCGAGAAATTTGAACCACAAGTTTTGGGTGTCAAGGTTGTGAGCGATGCTCCCTTGAATAAGAAGAGTCCATTAAATTGGATGCCTGAGAATTCCCAAGTCGAGTACTTGGGATCTTGTCCAGGTTACTCGAAAAGTGTTTCCGCTGTTAAAGTGACGCCTATCAGTGAATTTGTTACTGAGGTTTGTGGTGTTGCAAACAAGTGGGGACCGCCCAAAATGGATCCTGCATGGTATGGGTGGCAGAAATGCCTTGAGAATCTGGCTGTGCCGGCGGTTCCCTATGAATATGATCTGCTAGAGAAAGCTGTTGTAGATTACAAAAGGAACCTTATCCCGATTTTCCAAAACGTCATGTGGTCAGATGCAAAACCACTAACTGATCATCAGAATATTAATGGAATACCTGGAAGAAAGTTTATTGATTCTATCAAGTTGGACACTTCTGTTGGATTTCCGTTGTCGGGACCAAAACGTCGCTTTGTGATTGAGAATGAAGCAACTAGCGACTCGCCTTGCAATAGAGAATTTGAACCTATTCTCATGGAAGAAATTGCTCGGTGTGAAGCATGCTACAGGCGTGGGGAAAGAGCTTACCCCATTGCTAAAGCATGTAAAAAGGATGAGATTCTAGCGAAGGAGAAGTGCCGTATCTTCTATGGCAATGCCTTATCGTTAACTTTTCTCATTCGCAAGTATTACTTGCCAATTCTTCGCGTTCTCCAAATGAATCCTTTAGTATCTGAGTGTGCTGTTGGAATTAATTGTCATGGACCTGAGTGGGATGAATTTTATAGACATGCCACAAAGTTTGGAACTGACAGATTGTTTGGAGGTGATTATGGTAAGTATGACCAAAAGATCCCGTCGCAGCTTATCATAGCTGCGTTGCGTATTCTCATTGATTTTGCAAGAGAATGCGATTACACAGAAGAAGATTTGGGTGTAATGGAAACCATGGTTGGTGATATCGCTTACGCGATTATTGCCTTCAATGGTGATTTGATTGGTCTAACAGAGGGTACTCACATCAGTGGAAATTCCCTCACGGTTGTCATTAATGGTATTTGTGGAAGTCTCAATTTGCGAGCGTTCTTTTATTCACAGTATCCAAGTAGCATTAAATTCCAAGATGCTGCCGCCATTATGACATATGGCGATGATAATATTGGTTCCGTAAAGAAGGGATATGATAAATTCAACATTAAAGCTTGTTCTGAGTTTTTAGGCAAATATGGTCAGATTTATACCATGCCTGATAAAACAAGTGAATTGTTGCCCTTCTTGCCCGCTTCGCAGTTCGAATTTCTTAAGAGAACTAGTGTTTACCACACTGGCCTTGGTCATTATGTGGGTGCATTGTTGGACGATTCATGTTTTAAATCTCTCCATTGTTTTATGAGGGAAAAGAATAGTCCATTGACTGAGGAAAGTGCAGCAGCACAAAACATTGACACAGCACTACGTGAGTGGTTTAATCATGGGGAAAGCCATTATGAAACACGTAGATTGCAAATGATACAGGTTGCGAAGAAAGCCGGTATTGATCACATTTGCGATGAATTGGATGTGTCTTATGATGATCGAGTTGAAGCTTGGAAAGTAAAGTATGATCCTCAAAGTGGTTATGAGTCTTTGTATGATAAAGCCATTGATGAGATTCCTCTCAAAGTTGTTGCGAGAGACGCGCCCATTGTTGTGATGCCATTGGGTGAAATCGACTTGCTTTTCCAAGGGACCAAGAAGGGAGTTACCCACTTCCTCATTGTAGAAATCAAGCATTCTATCAATCCTAATCTTAGGTGTAAAGGTAGGAAGCAATTGCGGAAACTTGTTGGAGCTATGGAAGTTTTGACTCCAAGTCATGCCGTATTGGGTATTTTGTTGACTGAGCGTGGTTACGATGTAGTAGCTTGCTCTGAAGTTGACGGCTTCTGGGAGGAGTATAATCTCCCGTTTGATATCTATTCGTAGACAGCATTGACCTGGCATGTCTCTAAACTGATCCTATATCCGTCGCACTTACGGTGAAAGCTAAAATGTGCACAAGAAGACTGATTTACCATGTGAGTGTATGTGTGACCTTTTGTGGCACTTGCAGAGGAATGTAATCTTGTATTTGCTGGATTTCGGTCCAGGTGTTATTTAGCACCTCCTTGGCAGGAAACACTAAGGCTGCAATCTCTTTTATAACGGCAATGAGAGACTAAGTGTGAAACTACCGTTGGACAAAATTGTAATAGTAAATGTATGATAGAATTATGTCATGATGCTAAGGCATCAGTCGCAACAAACGCGGC